GTCACGTGATCCCTACAGATTGAGACGATGCCTAAAGTGGAAAGCCCTATTATCGGATCTTTTGTGTGAAGATGCTGACTTCCCCGACGAAGCCCATTTTGACACGTTCTCTGGAACAGGGCGTCGAAACTCTGATGCTGCCCAAAGCATATCCAGTCAGACAACTCTGTCAGAAATGTCTGAGCTGATTGACATTGATACCCGATCGAACAGCAGACCAAAGGGAGGCCTGGTCTTTGCATGTATGACTGATGGATCTGAACACAATATTGGCTCGCATTCATATAAACTCCACAAAGATGTCCTTCTTGCTATGGATATTTCCCAAAGCGATGATGCCTTGGCTGAATTGTTCTCAGCTGTAGCTGGTGAAGGAATAGGCTGTGCAACTGGTAGCCATGACCTACACCAAATGGTCAGTGCAGTACTAGCTTATGCACTAGAATTGGGGGGTGATATCCACTCTTTAAATATGGAAGTCGAACATGATGATATAGTAGCATCAGCACCTAGTCTCCCTAGCGACAAGATAAGGATTGACATCACATCAACAAGTGGTATCTGGAAGAAACCGTTAAAATCACGCCGAATGATAGCCATCAGCAAATATGACCTAGGCGCTATATTTACCCTACACGACATAAGGCGAGTGTCATCAAGTTTCGCTCTAGCAATCATGAATTCACTAGCGGTGGAACATACTGCTTATTACGGGCTCCCGGATTATGTCAACTTGGTACCAGACCTTGAGCTTCATTATAAGATCTCAGATAAACTGCACTCATTCTCTCAACGCACTATCCAGGAACTCAGCGAGATGTCCTACCACGCTCTCATTGCAGAATCAGTATCGGAAGCTATTGATATGGATCCTTTCCCTAAAGGCCAAGAATATACAACAAAAGCACAAAAGCTCAAGCAGGGAATACTGGGCCTAGATCATGATCAGAATGTTGCAGTGCCCCCATACCCAATTTCAGAGATTGTTGACCTTGACCATGGTCCAACACACCTGGAACTAGGATCCCATGAATTGTACATTCCAACCAAAACACAAATGATCACCACCCACTCAGCTGACTTCAGCACCCCTGATCGGAAACGATTCCTTAAAGAATTCAAGGCAAAAGGAATCTTCCCAAAGGACGATGCATGGGAATTCTGCACTAATCTCCAAGAAAAGGTTCTCAAAGTCAATGGTCTAAGCCACCGAGGCCCTATCCATGATGTTCAATCTAATGATCCAGTTGGTGGGCTCTGGGACCTGGCATCAGAAATGTATGCCCAAAGTTCTGTTGCACAATTCTGTGAGATCAGAGCTGATATCATAAGGCAAATCGATCTGGCAACAGCACCCACAGTCAATAAATGGAAATCAAGCCTCATATACAAAGGGAAGGTGATCCTTTGGTACAGCCTTAGAGACCAGGTGACTGATGCAAGAGGCTACCGAGTTGATTGGTTTGCCGTCTCAGCATTCAATACGATTGGAGCCGTCAACATCAGCAATGATCCTTCAAAACCATTATACTTATGGCCCCGTCAAAGACTTAGATCCCAGGAAATGGAATTGGCAGCTATGGCCCCT